AATCAAAAATCTAAAGGCAATTATAATTCTTCTAAAAATACAGTGCAATATGAAATGCCAAAAGGTTATACTTTTGGTGAAAATGATGTAATTAGACCATTAACTCCGTTTGAAGGAGACACAATAATAGAATCACGATTCGGTCAATCTATAAGATTTGGATCAACTATACCAGCCATGTTAAAATACAATCACTGGTCTGATTCTGGTAAAAATGGAGATCCAATTACTATTATAAGAAATGGACAAGGTAATCCAACAAATCCTAATGATAAATTTGCAACTACTGTAGAAAATATAAATTCTGATAATTCCTCTATTTATTTGACTGCTGGACAAAAAATAATAATAGATTCTATAATTAATTATCCATTAAATTCATTTGACGGAGTACAATTTATGACACAAGAACAAAACGTAATTACATCTTATTATCAATCTCCAATTTCTAATGAAACTATAGATGCAGTAGCCCAAGATGAAGTTGCATTTAAAACCTCAACTAATACTATACAATAATGTACGCTCCAATATTTCCATATACAGGAAGTCAAGCAATTATTTCTTCAGAAAGAGTAACTTTATTAGGAGATAAAGATGCAGTATTTATTTTTGGAAATCAAGCTGTAAGTTTATCTAGTCAACATACAGTTAATATAGATGCTAATGATAAATTTATCATTAGTTCACCTAAAACATTGTTAGGAAGTAAGAATGCTGATCAAAGTGAATTTGGTGAACCTGTTTTATTAGGTGATACATTGGTAAATGAATTATTATTACTTATAGATGGATTAATAGAATTTTTTAATAAATCAAAAGAAGTACAATATTCTGATTTAAATACTCTTAGATCTAATTTAAGTGCACCTGCTAGTAAAATATCTAAAAATTTACCTAGAATAAGAAACGCAATACAAAATTCTACTCGATCACAAAAAGTATTTATACAAAAAAATAATTAATTATGGCAGGAGGAATATTTGAAGGAGCAATCAAGTCTGCTAATGAAACAATAGACACGATTTATTCGAATATTGACACTGTGTTTAATGGTACTCAAACCTTATCTCCTGGTGAATTAAAGACAGCAGGAATTAATGAGAGAATTAAGGATATTGGAGTTTTAGGCGTGATTAATTTACTAGCTTCAGTAGATCTTTGTTCTATTTTAGCGTATGAAGCAAATTTATTATCTAATATACAAGGGTATAAATTTGATCCAAACAATCCTCCCAATAAACAACAATTCCCTTCAGTAATTACTCAAAAGGGTTGGTTAATTCAAAAGGCCGCTTACGAAATTCAATTAGAAATAGATAACTATAATGCCGCAAATGGACAAGAAGTTAATATGTCAGATCTAATTGCTTTAATCGGAGATGTAGTAATAAGATTAAAAAATTTAAATGATCCAAAAAGTCAAGCAAATATAGTAGATCCTACTATTACTACAGCATTTACAACTTTAAATGTAATTAATATATTTGTAAGTAGTGCTATTATTTTTTTAAACACATATGTAACCGCAGTTAATATATCAAATGAAGATTTAAATACAGTTAGTATAAATAGTTTAAAAAATAAAACTTCTGTAGGAGGAATACAACTTACTTCTAATACTGATCTTAAAAAAGTTTTAGTTTTTTTAAATAATATAAGAACAACGTGCGTTAGAATACAGGCTATAAACGTAAAAAATCCTCAAAGTGCAATAGCGTCTGCAGCATTAGCTGAAGCCGCCGTATTAACTAATTCTTTAGTTCAGGCTCAATTAGCACAATTAAACAGCGTTTTAGGCAATTCTCTAACTAAATTAGTACCGAGTTTACAAAATATACAGCAACAATGTGTTTCAATAGAGAGATTTTGTAGTATGATATTATCTACTATAAGAACTTGTCAAACCTATGTAAATATAGCAGCAGGTTTAGTTAAAGTTTTTTCTACCATTGTTTCTTTTTTAGGTAAACTTCCAATACCAAATGAATTTACAATAGTTGGTATTACAACTACTGTAGCAGGCGCTGCAGCAAAAATAAATTCTTTTTTAGATAAGATTTTATTGGATATAGCTGCATTAAATGATTTTTTATCATTGATGGTAAATTTAGTTTCAAGCATTTCAGGAGATTTAAATCAAGTGGTTCAAAGTTTGAATATTATCATAATTAATCTTGAATCTTGTCAAAATGCTCCTCCTGGATTGGTTGAAAGTTTAAAAGCTAGTTTAATTAGATTAAATGGAGATTCTGCAGCCCAGACTCCAACTATAGGTTTAATAGGACAACTAAATAAATTTGTAGAAAATAGTCAAAAAAAGAAAAATGCTGTAAATACTACATACGGTGGATATACTATTCAAATAATTTCAGAACAATTGTTAGATCCTACTGTAAAAATATATAGAAGATACGGAATTGCTTTGGATTCTAACGGATTTGAAGTTGTACATTCTACTCCTACATACGCTTCCAATGACAATATTATAATAGAAGAAGTTCAACTTTTATTAGAATCTAAAAAACTTGTGCAAATACCAAATTCATCTTTAAGTAAAGATCAATTAGCAACTATTCAAGAAGCTTTATCTTACATAGAAGATAATACACAATCATTAGATTTCTTAAGTAATATAGATACTCAAGTAGATCCTCCTGATAATGAGGATGAAGATGCAGGACTTGGATTAAACGCATTTATGAATAAGCAAAAAGGTGGAAAAGCTCTTAGAAGACGTATGAGAAAGGCAATGGCACAAGCAACTGCACAACTTCAACAAAATCTAATGTCAGCAAATAAAGGATAATTTTAAACAAATTGATATTTATACAATATGGCAACTAAAAAAACAAGCGCTTTAGCTAAATTAAGGATCCTTATAAGAGAGGAAGTAAAAAATGCTATTAGAGAAGAGATGCCCGTTTTGATAATGGAAGCTCTTGCTAAGCAAAATAGATTATTGGAATCAAAATCTAAACAAACGATTAATCCACAAGATAAAAAAGTGATTAAAGATAAACCTCAACAAAGGCCAATAGCTATTCCAGGTACTTTAAATGAGACTCCATTTAATCCAGCTCAGCAATATAATCGAACTTTTGTAGGAAAACCAAATAATCCAATTAATCAATTATTAGCAGAAACTGCAAATAATATGATGGAAGATGATAATTTTGCTTTTGCTTCTCCTGAAGTCGAAATGGATCCTATGAGTTTTATTCAAAATATTGATGCGCCTGTTGGAAGTGTTGATGGAATGTTAGCATCATCCAGACCAAGTTCAGCCGTAGAAATGGTACAAGTTAATCAAGTTCCAGATTTTACTGATTTAATGCAAAAAATGATTAAAAAAGGAATAATGTAATATGGCATACGGATTAGCAAAAATACCAGCTTTAGATTTTAGGCCTTCAATATCTTTAGGAGTTAAAATACCTTTTGCTGCTCTAAATGTATTTACACCAGTTTATACTTCGCAAGAACAAACAAAATATAATTTAATTAATTTTTTATTAACTGATGCGGGTGAAAGACCAATGAATCCAAATTTTGGGGCTAGTCTTAGAAAATCTTTATTTGATCAAATAACAAATTTATCTTTAGATGAATTAAAATTATCATTAACTAATAAAATACAATCATATTTTCCTAACATACAAGTAACAGAACTATCTTTTTTGGGTGACCCTGATCATAATTCAGTAACTATAACACTTAGTTATTTTTTATTGGGTACAAATCAAAATGATACTGCGACTATAAACATACAAAACGCATAAGATGCCTAACCAAATAGACGTCACATATTTAAATAAGAATTTTACTTCTTTCAAATCTGATTTGATTGAATATGCAAAATCTTATTATCCTACTGTATATAATGATTTCAGTCAAGCATCCCCAGGTACAATGTTCATAGAAATGGCTGCCTATGTTGGAGATGTATTATCATTTTATTTAGATAATCAACTACAAGAAACTTTTTTACAATATGCTAAACAACCAAATAACTTATATACTTTAGCATATATGTTGGGGTATAGACCAAAAGTTATTTCTTCGGCTATAGTAAATTTAGATGTTTATCAACAAGTTCCTGTTGTGACTTTAGGAGGGCAACCTTTTCCTGATTTTAGTTATGCTTTAACTATTCAACAAGGAATGCAAGTTCAATCTAATTTAAATAGTAGTACATACTTTTTTATTGGAGATTCTATAGATTTTACAGTATCTTCATCTCTTGATCCAACTAATGTTTCTATATATCAATTAAGTGGAAATAATCCTCAAACTTATTTATTAAAGAAAACTAGAAAAGCAATATCTGGTCAAGTTAAAACACAAAATTTTAGTTTTGGTACTTCTCAAAGATTTTCAACTGTTACTATTAATGATTCTAATATTATATCGATTATAAGTGCTATAGACTCAAATGGTAATGCTTGGTATGAAGTACCTTATTTGGCTCAAGATTATATTCT